GATCTGCCCGGACGCGCTGGCAGCCCCGGCCCCGGCGGCGGTCGCCCTCGCGGCCTGCGTCGCGACGTCGGTGACGGCCCCGGCCCCGGCCGCTGTCGCCGGGGCGATCTGGGTGGCGACCGCGGTGACGGCGCCGGCCCCGGCGATGGAGGCGGTGGCCGCGCCGCCGCCGCTGCCGGTCGCGTTGACCGACCCGGCGCCAGCCGCTGATGCGATGACGACCTGGGTGACGACATCGGTGACCGACCCCGCACCCGCGGAACTAGCCGGCGCGATCTGCGTCGCGACGGCGGTGACCGACCCCGCACCCGCCGCTGCCGCTGCCGCGGCCTGGGCGGAGGCTGTCGTGACAGCACCCGCGCCAGCCGCCGTAGCCGGGGCGATCTGGGTTACTACGTCAGTGACGGCGCCCGCGCCCGCTGCGGCGGACCCGGAGATCACCGTGGCGGCCGCGGTGACGCTGCCCGCGCCGGCCGCGGTCGCGGGGGCGATCTGCGTGACAACCGCCGTGACCGACCCCGCGCCGGTGACGGCGGCGGCGCCGGAGGGAACCGCGGGCGGCGGCGGCGCCGGGACCCGGTGGCGGAGGAACCGGCGGGCCCACGCGACACCCGGCTGCGCCGCGGTCAGGGGCGGCGGCGGGGCCGCGATGACGGTCCCGGCGGCGGGGGTGCCGGGGTGGCCGGGGGTGAACTGGCCGGGCCGGGCCGCGCCGGGGATCGCGTTGTACGCGGCGGTCCCGGTGCCGCCGATGGCCACCGCGGCTGCGGTGGCGGCCTGGGTGACGCTCGCGGTGGCCGTGCCCGCGGCGGCGGCGGACGCGGTGCCGGCAATGACCAGCGCCGCTGGCGGGGTCGCGGCCGGGGTGTGCGGGCGCTGGAACCGGCGGCGCCACGTCTGCCCTGGCTGCGCGGGCTGGGCCGCTGCTGCTGCCGCGCCTGCGGCGTTCGCGGTGACGGCGCCCGCGCCGGCCGCCGTGGTGGCCGTCCCGGCGTCCTGCGTGACCACCGCGGTGACGGCGCCCGTGCCCGCAGCGGAGGTGAGCGTGCCCGCGTCCTGCGTGACGACCGCGGTGACCGACCCGGCGCCCGCAGCGGCGGCGGTCCCGGTGACCGGGACGGGCGGGGCGGGCGGCGGGGTCCGGGGGCGGATGAACCGGTGCCGCCACGTCTGCCCCGGCTGGGCCGGCTGGGCGGCGGCGGCGCCGCCGGCCGGGACCGCGGCGATCCACACCCCGGCGTAGTCGCCGGAGGACGGGTTGTTGACAGCCTGCTCGGTCCAGGTCAGGCCCAGCCCGGACGTGTCCGACAGGGCCATCGTGGTGACGCCGAGACCGCCGTCCGAGCCGACCAGGGCGACGAGCAGGCTTCCCGCGGGCGGGGTGAAACTAGCCGTGGTGACCGCGGTCGCGGCGGTAGTCGATGCCACAGCCGGACCGGACGCATCCTCAGTCAGCGTCCCCGCGGTCTTGATCTCCGCCATCGCGATCGGGCCGGTGTTGGAACCGGTGATCGTGAAGCCCAGGATGGTCGCGCCCGGCGTTCCCGTCAGGGACGTCGCCTTGAAGGTTGCGTAGGACTCGGAGTTGGTGGCGTCGTGGACCTGGTCCACGAGCGTCGTCAGCGCGGCAGCGGTCGCGGTGGTCGTGTTGCCGTAAGAGCTGGCACCGTAGACCCGCGAGCCGGCCTGCGTCGTGGTGATCGACGTCGTGAAGGTCGTGCTGGCGGGGGAGACCTGCAAGCTGGCGGTCGCGCCGTTCTGCGTGGCCGCCGCCTGGGTCAGGACGAAGACCCGCAGCGCCAGCCCGGCGGCGGTGACGCCCCCCTGGGTGGCGGTGACCGTGAACGTGGCCACGGCTCACCGCCCCTGCTGCGTAACCGCTCCCGTGCCGCTCAATCCATCACCCATCTGGTCGTCAGCGTCCCGGTGTAGGTGACGGAGTACCAGTGGCCGCCCGGCACCCGGACGGGGATGGCCTGGCCCGCGCTCGCGGTCTGCCCGAGCGCCGTCATGCTGCCGGTCAGCGGCCCCGCCGCCGTGTTGGTGATCGACGTGGTGGCCGAGCAGTAGACGGTGGCGTCCCGGTAGGCGGTGTTCTGCTGCGTCACCCCCGACGCCGGGGCGGCCGGCGGCGCCGGGATGTTCAGCCCGGCGACGGCCGCCCACGGGCCGACTGTCATCCGGGTGTTGACGATCTTGTAGTTCTGCGCCACCGTCGCCGCCCCGGCGGGGGTCCAGGTGGCGCCGAGGTCACGCCAGTACATGACGCCGCACAGGTTCCCGTTCGGGTCGTTGACGTACCCGGTGATCATCAGCTCGAAGTCGGCGTCGGCGATGAACAGGTTGTACAGGGACGAGGACCCGACGTTGGTGACCAGGCCCATGCCGGTGCCCTCGCAGGTCCACATCTGGATGGCGCCGCCGTGGATGATCGTCCCGGCCGGGTTCCAGTTGACCTGGATCCCGGTGTTGCAGTACATGGTGACGACGTGCTGCGCGGTGAAGTGCTCGGAGATCAGCAGCCCGGTGGACAGGCCCTCGCAGGAGAACCGGCCGACCAGGGCCAGCGCGTTGTTCCCGCTGGCGGGCATGGCCAGGCCGACGCCGACGCCGTTGGACGGCAGGTTGGTGCCCCGCAGCCACGTCCCGCCGACGGTCTGGGCGTTGATATTGACCGGCGCGAACGCGACCGCGGCGGAGGAGTCCACGTGGGCCTGCGCGGCCCACCGCAGGTCGAACCCGTACTGCTGCCCGTTGAACGGCATCACGACGGTGATGCCCTCGACGTTGACCAGGACGTTGGCGTAGTTCGCGTTGGTGATGCCGCCGTTCCCGATGTTGGCCTGCGACGACGGGGTGCCGATGACGGACATCTGCCCGAACGTGGCGTCCGGCTGGGACGGGGGGAACACGGCGGACACCAGGCAGGTCCCCTGCACCGCGGGGACCGCGGACCCCCAGAAGTCCGGCTCGGCGGCGTCGCCGACCCCGATCATGTCGATGACCAGCTTGCGGGCGTACTGGGTGGTGAACGGCAGCGGGATGTGCGTGTTGTACGTGTAGCCGGCCCCGGTGTTGAACGGGGCGAACCCGTAGGTGGTGGACTGGACCAGGGCGCCGAGCATGTACAGCTGCGGCTCGAACACGACCTGGGCCTTGTAGTTCCCGGTGGCGACCGCCCACTGGGACGCCGCGAGGACCGCCGCGGTGATCGCCGCCGCGTCGTCGGTGCCGTACACGTAGGGGGCGGCGGCGCAGGTGGCGGCCAGGTTCCCCGACAGGGTGACGGACGTGGCGGAGTTGACGGCGCTGATCGTGCCGACGAACGGGTTGGTGGCGACGGTCGCGGAGCCGGTGCCCTGGTTGACGATGATGACCTTGCCGACGTCCCCGGCCGGGGCGGCCGCGTTGACGAACGACGCGGCCGCGTCGGTGAGGACCGCCTGCCCGGACGCCCCGGTCCCGCCGGTGCCGATCTTCCCGTCGCCCTGCGCGCCGTACTGCTGGACGGGGAACTGCCACGCCGGGTACGCCAGCCCCGCCAGCACCCCCGCGGTGACCACCTGCACGACGGTGAACCCGGCGAAGTGCGCGACCGGGGTGCTGCCCTCCGCGCCTCTGAGTACCGTCCACGTGGTCCCGGAGATGTTCTGCACGGTGATCATCTCCGACGGCAGCGCCGGGTCCGCGACGTGGAACTGGGTCGCGCCGATCTCCACCGCCGGGAACGACGCCGACGACGCCACCGTCCACGTCTCCACGGTCCCCCCGGCCGGCGCCGTCGTCCCGCCGGAGGACACGGTGGTGGACGGGTTGTTGGCGAAGACCTCCAGCGGGATGAACGGCACGGGCGGCCCTCCCCGCTAGCGGACGGACGGACTTCTCAGGGCAGGTCGAAGACGCGGACGTAGTCGATGAGGCAGCTCTCGGTGGTGGCCGGCCCCCCGGCGAGCATCTGCAGGTACAGCAGCAGCATGAACTGGGCTCCGGACGCGGGCACGTTCCCGGACGCCGACGTGTGGGTCGTGGTGCCGTCCCGGGCGTACACCGCGGAGACGCCCGGTTTCCACTTCACGTTGTAGACGTGCATCGCGGCGGAGAAGTCCGTCGCCGTGGTCACGATGAACGAGTCGGGGCTGCTGCTGTTCCACGTGACGTTCCCGTAGTCGTGCGGGGCGGCGATCTGGGAGGGGTTCCATTCGGCGACGTCGAGTTCCGCCTGCCCGGTGCTGTCCCAGCCGGTCTGCAGCGGGTCGGTTTTCCAGTCGTTCAGGCGCGTCTGCCCGGCCAGCCAGAACAGGCCGGGCCAGAACCCGTTCCCCGAGTCGGCGCAGACCTGCTGCCGCACCTCGAACGTCATCGTATTCCCGGCGGTGGGCGCCCACGTTTTCGTGTTGGACTGGCACGCGCCGGACAGCCACGTCTGCGTGCGGACCGTGTTGCCGTCCGACGGGTAGGAGATGCCGGTGTGCGACGTGTGGGTCGCGGTGAGCTGCAGGTTCCCGGACCCGTCGAGGACGCACTGGGACGGCAGGTACCACTCGACCTCGGACTGGGCGATGTACCCGCACCGGGAGTACACCCACCATTCCGGGTCGATCGGCCCGGACGCGGGCCCGTTGAAATCATCCCCGAACACCAGGCCGGCCAGCGGCGTGTTCGCCCCCGACGCCGCGGATTCGCCCCCGGCGCCCGCGGCGTTGGACGCGTGGACGGTGAACGTATACGCGGTGGAGTTGGTGAGCCCGGTGCACGGGATGGTCACGTACGTGTTCCCGTTGCTGCCGGTGATGCTGCCCGCCGACCCCACGGCGGTCGTCGTCGCCGACTGCGCCACCCCGGCGATGTACGGGGTCGCCGTGTAGGACGTGACGGCGCCGCCGGTGCCGGGGCTGGACGGCGCCAGGAACGACAGGGTGGCCCCGGCGTCCTTCGTGATCGACGTGACATTCGACGGCGCGGACGGCGTGGTCCCGGACGGCGCCGCGTACCAGACGGGGGTGTAACCCAGGACCGGCATCCAGGCCGCTCAGTTCAGGCCGAACATGAGAATCTGCTGGACGGTCGTGGTAGCTCCGGCGTTGGACGCCGACCAGGTGCCGTACAGCTCCGGGAAGTACGCGACGTTAGACGCCAGGGCGGTCAGGTTCGCGGCGAACTGGGCTTCGAGCGCCGCGGTGCTCGGCGCGCCGCCAGAGGCCAGGATCGACTGGCGCCAGGAACCGTTCACCTGCAAGGTCATGCCCGCGCTCGTACCCAGCGCCTGGCAGGTAATCCAGGCTTCCATCTCCCACTGGCAGGTCGTGGACGCCGTGGGCGCGGTGGTCGTGTAGATGGTCGCGGGGGTCAGGGCGGTGGCGCTGTTGGCCGTCGTGTTCACCGCGAACGCCGGGGAGAACGTGGCCGCTGTCGCCGCGTTGGCGATCGTTCCCAGCGCCTTGAAGTAGATCGCCCGCTGGGCGGCTCCGGAGAAGAACCCGGCCGGGATTGTCGGCACCAGCGCGGTGGCGATCAGCGGGCCGATGGGCGCCTGCGTGGTGTAGGTGTTCTTGGTGACCGGGGTGGCCAGCGCGTACAGCAGCTCGCACGAGGTGCCGGTGTAGAACGACATCTGGGTCAGCGTCCTTTACGTCAGGGAGATCTGGATCCCGGCAGCGGCACCGCTCCCGCCGACTACCTGGAATGTGTTGCCGGACGCCACGGCGACAGGCTGCCCGTTGAACGGCCCCCACCAGGACCGGACACCCGTGTTCGACTGCAGGTCGAACGACACGACGTTGGTGGGTGACCCGTTGGAGACGAACGACTGGGTGACCGCGGGCACCCCCACCGCCGACCCGGCCGACGACACGGCCGACGCGTTGGCCATCAGCCACCCGCCGCTGACCGCGGTGGTGTACCCGGAGGTCTGGGTGGGAAGCTCGGTGCCCGCCGCGGACGCTGTGGACAGCGTGGAGTTGAGCCGGATCCGCATCGCCGCGGCGCCCAGCGGCGTGCCCAGCGCCGTCCCGGGGACGCCCGCCGCCCCCGTCGGGGTCAGCGCGTTGAGGATCAGCGACACGAGTGTCTGGTCGATGGCCGCCATCTAAGTTCTCCTCGCCTGCGTCCGCGGACGCTTCTGTCACCGTCTGGCCGCCGACCGCGATTATGTGACCGGCCGCGTCAACGACCTGCCAACCGCACGGCGTCGCCACTGCGGGCGGCTCGTCCTCCGGCTCGAACGCCAGCCCCTCAGTCATCAGCTCACCTGGCGGAGCAGCGGTATCTTGTCGCCGGGCACGCCGTAGATCTGGTCGAAGACGAGTTCCACCGTGATGATCGTCTTGCCGCCCGCGCTGACCAGGTGCCCGTCCGGGTCCAGGACCCGCCACCCCTGGTCCGGTTCCCACGGCGGCGGCACGATCTCCGCCTTGCCCAGCAGGTGCATAGCGGTCTCCCTTCAGGTCAGCGTCACATCATGTCCGCCGGGTCGTGATGCCACCGCACGGTCACCCCCGGCACGAACTCCCACCGGGCCCCGGCGTTGACCCACCGGCTGATCAGGTCCCAGTCCGCGTCGCCGCCCCACCGCCAGTTCGCCTGCCGCAGCAGGCCGGCCCGGTGCACCACCATGTTCCCGTCGATCTGCCCGTGCGCGGGGGTGCCGTCGCCGACCACGTCCCACCGCTGCGCGCCGAACCACCGCTCCATCTGCGTGTAGGCGAAGTCCGCGCCGGAGGCGTCCAGCGCCTTCGCGCACGCCTGCAGGTGGCCGGGCAGGTACTCGCAGTCCTGGTCCAGGTAGCCGATCAGGTCCCCGGCGGCGAGGTAGGTCCCGGCCAGCGCGGTGGACACGCCCCGGGAACCCCGGCCGCCGCGTCCGCCGGGACGCCCGGGGGGCTGCCCGGCGTCGTCGCCGCCGAGGAACCCGTGCCAGTTCCGGCCGAGCTCGGCGAGCACCCGTTTCCCGTGCCCGGCGTAGCCCAGGGCGTGCAGCGCCTCGCGCAGCCCCGGGTCGGGGCCGTCCGCGACCACCACATGCTGCCAGTCCTGCCAGGTCTGCGCCTCCAGCGACGCGATGGCCCGCTGCAGGGCCGGCCAGTCCCGGTAGGCGGGGGTGACGACGGAGATCACGCATGCTCCGGCAGCGCGTCGCAGCGCATCACGTCGACGGCCACGCCGTCCCTGGTGAACGCGTGCACCAGGCGGTAGCCGATGGAGAGGCAGATTTTCTGCTGGGCCGCGTTGTCCCGGCGGACCTCCGCCCACATCGGGACGCCGTGGGCGTGGGCGCGCTTCACGTTCTCGATGGTGATGATCCGGCCGAGCCCTTCCCCGCGGCGGGCCGCCGCGACGCCCGTGGACGACCAGGCGCGGCCCTCCTCGTCCCAGACAATCAGCCCGTACGCCACCGGCTCCCCCCCGGCGTGCACGAGGAACCCCTCGACCTTCCCCGTCACGATCCTGGCCCGGTAGAACTCCCGCTGGGCGGCCGGGGTGATCTGGCTGGTATCCCTGGTCATCGACGCGGCGCACTGGTTGCGCAGGACGCGGAGGATCTCGGCTGCCTCCGGGCTATCGATGGCCTCGAACGAGAGCTGCATATACGCCTCTCCCTGCTTTACTTACGCCATGCCAGAGTCAGAGACTGCGCGGATGGCTGAGATCCCGGTAAGCATCGTCACCGATGAGATGGTCACCCGCGCCTACGCCATATTCATGCAGAACGTCACGGCAGTCACCCCGATACATGATGGCAGCCCGGACGGCATCGTCATCCATCCCCGGACCGCCATCCGCAAGGCGCTGGAAGCGGCGCTCGACAGCCCCGACCTGGACGGTGCGGCGGCTGTCCTGCACCGCGAGCCGGACGGCTCGCTGTCCGCGCGCATAGCCAGCCAGAAGACCCCGGAGGTGATCGTCGCGTTCGCTGACGACCTGACCCCGGAGCAGGCCGACAGGTTCGCGGAACGCATCAAGGCGACGCTCGCGCCTTGCGCTCGCAGAAGCTGATCACCACGTCGGCCACCCGGCGGCGGTCTTCCTCCGTCAGCGCCCAGTGGACCGGGATGCAGCACATGCGGGAATAGAACTCGTCCGCGCCCGGCAGCGGCCCGGCCGGGAACTCCTTGAAGCAGGTGAGCCTGTCCAGCCGGGCGTGCACCCGCGAGGCGGCCACGCCGTGTTCTTCCGCGTACCGCATGAACGCCACCCGCTGCGCCTCGTCAGCCCAGATCAGCGTGTACAGCCACCACGCGCCCCGCGCCTTCGGCAGGCTCGCCGCGACCCGGACGCGGCCGGCGAACCGGGAATGGTAATAGGCCGCGTTGTCCCGGTGCCGGGCCAGCACTGACGGGAGATGGCGCAGCTGGGCCAGGCCGATCGTCGCGGCGATGTCGTTCATGTGCCATTTCAGGCCGGGGCTGGTGATGTCGGCGCCGGTCCGGGCGTCCTCGCCGCCGGCGAGCCGGTCGATGCCGTACCAGCGCAGCAGCCGGCCGCGCTCGGCGTCCTGCCCGGTCGCCGTGGCCAGCAGGCCGCCGTCTCCGGTGGTCAGGTGCTTGATCGCCTGGAATGAGTAGCACGTGTAGTCCGCCGCGGCCGGCCAGCCGTCCCACGACGCGCCGAGCGCGTGCGCGGCGTCGACGATGAGGGGGATCTCATGGCGAGCGCTGATCGCGTTCAGGGCGTCCATGTCGCACGGCTGCCCGCCCCAGTGCACCGCCAGGATCGCCCGCGTATCCCTGGTGATCTTCCGCTCGGCATCGGCCGGGTCGATGTTCCCCGTGGCCGGGTCGATGTCGGCCCAGGCCGGCCGCGCGCCCTCAGCCAGGACCGGCAGGGCGGTCGCGGCGCACGTCACCGGCGTCGTGATGACCTCGCCCATCTTGACGTCAGCCAGGCGGAGAGCCAGCTGGATCGCCGACGTGCACGAATTGACTGCCAGCACGTTCGCGTGTCCCAGGAACCCTGCCATCTGCCGCTCGAACTCGGCGGCCTGCGGCCCCTGCCCGATGTACCCGGAGTACAGGGTCTGCTCGAGCGCGGGCATCAGCTCGCCGGCCGGGGGCATGTGCACCCGGAACAGCGGCACCGGGGCCGGGTGCAGCGCCATGCGTCTCCCGTATCTTGAGTGAGTGACCGAAGAGGACAAGAAAGCCCTGGCCGCCGCGATAGCCGATGAGCTGGAAGATTCCGCGTACGGCATCGAGACCGAAGCTGACCGTATCCGCACAGCCCTGCTGGTCGTCGACCGCATCCAGCACGACCTCTACCGGCAGGGCTGGATGCCGCCCGAGACCTACGACAACGTCCAGGCGTGGGCCGCGCGGACCGGGAACCTCCCCGACCATCACGTCAGCCGCGACGTCCTGACCTCGCACCTATGCGAGCTGGCGGCCATCCTGCAAGCTACGGCCCCTGGTGGGGGAACGACAGGTCCGTCGGCCAGTCATCGGCCGCCGACGGGGACTCCAGGCTGAACCCGCCCGCCCCGGCGCCCTGCGGCGAGTCCGCCCACTCCGCCGCCCCGGCGCACCACGCGTCCCCCGCCGACGTCGCCGTCGCGAACTCACCCGGGATCGACCCGTCGTAGGGCGCCTGGATGTCCGGCGGCACCCCGTTGTCCTCGGCGGCGTACCTCTCCTCCGGGCTGACAGGCCCCGACTGGGGCGGCAGCGGTGCGGTCATGATGCGCCTTCCGGTAGTGGCGGCGGCTCCCCGCCGAGAATCGACGTGTCGTGGAACGGCGGGCCCGGCATCGGCATCAGGTCGCCGAGGGAGTCGCCCGCCGTGTGGGTGGCCTGCTCGATCTCCATCACGTGCGCCATCCCCGCGGCCTTGGCCGCCTCGACGGTCGCCGCGATCGTGCTGTCGCTGCCCGCGTCCAGCGGCGTGCCGGGCGGCGCGGACATCAGCCCGTCCGGGCCCGCGTCAGCCACCGGAAGCCTTCCCGGCCCCGGTAGCCGCGGCCTTCGCCTTCGCGACTGCCGCCTTGACCCCGGCCGGCGGGGCGTCGTCGGACAGCTTGTCGAAGATCCCCGGCACCGCCGCCACCGCCGGGTCGCCGTCGGGGAACTTCTCGCCCTTGCGGATGTACAGGGCGTTGCCGTTCACGTCGTACCAGCCGGCTTCACGGGACAGCCACACGATCCATCACTCCTTCGTACGCGGCCTGCCAGGCGGTGTACCGCTTCTGGATAGTCCACTCCCGCGCCAGCCGCCTCGCCGCCGCGCCCATCTCCGCCCGCATGCCCTCATCGTTCACCAGGTCGCGCAGGTACCGGGACCACTCGTGGTCATACCGGACCAGGAACCCCGTCACCCCGTGCTCCACGAAACCCCGGTACGCCTCGCAGTCAGACGCCACCACCGGGATCCCCCGCGCCGCGTACTCCAGCGCCCGCAGAGGCGACTTGCACCAGTTGAACGCCGCACCCCGATCCAGCGGCGCCACCCCGATATCGAAGTCGACGCCGGCGTAGAAATCCCACAGATCCGGCGTCCACGGGGTGTGACGCGACCGGCCCGGCGGCGCCTTCCACTCCTCGATCAGCGAGTAATCCGCGCCGACGAAATGGAAATCAACCTGCGGGTTCCTGACCAGGAACCTGCTCAGCATCGGCGCGGCATACCGGAAGTCCCGCAGGTGGCTCGTGCCGCCCGACCAGCCGACCGTCACCCGCTCCCGGGCCGGACGCTCCAGGGCCAGCAGGTCCTCGTGCACGCAGTTCGGCAGGACCACCACATTCGGGTTGTACCGCTTCGCCACGTCCACCAGCGGCTCAACCGAGACGGTTACCAGGTCGGAGATGGCTAGCAGGTAGGCGGCGATGTCCCGGCACTCCGGCAGCCGGTGCCACAGCGACCCCTCGTGGTCGGAGCTGAACACGTCGTCGTCGATGTCGTACACCAGGCGGGTCTTGCCCGCCCACGACTCCCACAGCTCCATCCCCCGCGGCCCGGTCAGCAGCTGCCCGGCGAACACGTCGATGTCGCCCGCGTTCAGCTCCGCGTCGGGCAGCCACACCATGCCCCGCTCCGGGAGCATCACGTTGTGGCCGCGGCGGCGGAGCTCGGCCAGCGGCTGGTAGCAGCGGTAGTAGCCGCACCCGTCCGCACCCACCGGCAGGCCGAATATCTTCACGTGCCGGGGCCGCCCGGATGCAGCTTCAGGTACTCGTTCCGCGCCGGCGACAGCGCCGGGACGTCCAGCGGCACCGTGGTGAACATCTCCGGCCGCTGCACCACAGCCTGCGTCGTGCTGTCCCGCAGGAACCCCAGGCCAACGAACTCGGCGGTGCCCGTGACCGTGTTCCACCACCAGAACGACTGGGTTGCGTAGCGAGCAGCGATCGGAACCGCCTCCTTTCCTGGCGAAGTGCGGCCCGCCCGCACAGGGCACGGGCGGCCCGCACTTCACGTCCTGGAGTGATCAGGTCAGCAGGACCCTGAACGCCGCCGGGGTCGACACGTTCGCGCCGACCCTCCAGTACATGAACCAGCCGCTCTGACCGGTCGGCTGGTTCGCGCTGGCACCCGTGCCGGTGACCATGGGCTCGTAGATGATCGACACGCCCACCCTGTCGACGATGTAGTAGTTCGAGAAGTCCCCGAACACCATCGGCTTGTGCGTGGTCGTCAGCACCGGGTCGATCGAGCTGGACTCGTAGATGGGCTTGCCCATCAGCTGTTCCGGGCTGTCCTTCCCCAGGTTGGTCCAGAACGAGGAGCCGCCCGCGGTGTCGAGGGCCCTGGTGCGGTTGATCTGGGCGACGTTCGCGACCCAGGCGCAGTTCGGGGAGTTGCGGAACCGCGGCGGGAGCGCGGCGTGGATGGCGTACACGTCGCCGAGGACGTACGCGCCGGTCGTGATCGTGGCCGTGGTCGTGGTCGCACCGACCACGACGCCCGTGGGCTGAGCCGTGCCCGTGCCGGTTGCGAAGGCGGCTTCTTCTAGCCTGTCCTTGGCGTCCGCCAGAAGGCGCGGCAATTGCTGCCCGAAATCTGTATCGCTCAGAACTTCGAACGAGCCGAAGATCCACGCCGCGGCTTTCAGCGGCGTAATCACGATGTTCCCGACCGTCGGGGACTGGTCGCCGGACGCCGTTCCTTCAGCGAGCCACGCCGCCGTGACACCCGCAGAGGTTACTCCGTTCCACGTATTACTCGTCGTGGTCTTGACGTTGGAAATCCGCCGGTACGGGTTCGCACTGGCGTTGTTCGTGAGCACGATGGTTGGCGCATTTGTTACTCACGCCCGAGGGCGCGGGGCTGGTCATCTCTGCCAGCCTCTGCATGTCTCCATGCAGGCCGGACTATATCTTCACCCGCGTGGGGTGCCACGTACATAGTCTCTGAACCTTCCCGTCGGAACCTTGCGGTTCCAGGCGGGCTCGGCTGCTGATTATCCCTACCGGCCGCTTCTCAGACCGTCGCGCTCACGCTTTCGCGTCACGCTGTGGTGCGGCCGTCTGGCAGGACGTCCCAGCAATTCTCGCGGTTTTCACTGGCCCCTTACGGGATCAGGCGACCTGGCAATCGAGCACGAAGGGGAGGAGGTATCCGCCAGATGCCACGCCCAGGTTCAGCGCGGCACGGGTCGCGGTGGACATGTGGTCCGGGTCCCGGAGGTACTTCTCGAACGCGTCGTAGTACTCCTGCGACCCGGTCTCGAGGATGTGGCGGGCGATGTTGTTGTCCTTGTAGTACCCGCCGTGCTGGACTTTCTGGGTGGCTTCCTCGGCCCAGTCGTGCTGGATCATCCCGCGCCTGGCGACGACCTCGATAGCGTCCAGCGCCCGGTCGCGGAGCTCGCCGCGGCTGATCATGTTGTCGGACACCTTGTCCATGGCGTCCCACGGGTCGTGCTGGCTGCGGACGACCAGCTCGGGGCCCCTGCGGGCGGGGGGGCTGGAGGCGTAGCCCGGCGGCGGCTCCAGGTTGGCGGGGTCCTCGGCCTGCCGGGTGATTTCCCGGATTTTCTCCATCCGCTCGATCAGCGGCTTGGACTTCAGGTCGAGCTCCTCCCACCTGGCGAGGAGGGTGTCCCGCAGGTCGCCGTCCTGCTCGTCGGTGGTCTCCAGGTCGTTTTCCATCCGCTGGAGCTCGTTCTTGATCCTCGCCATCTCGTCGAGGAATTCCTGCAGCGCGGCCATTCCGCGCTCCTTTCGGCTGGTTAGAACACCAGCCCGGCCCTCTCCCTCGCTTCCTTGGAGCGGAGGACGTAGAGGGCGTGCTGGTGGTACCGGGCCTCGTGCTTCTCGTCGCTTGCGCGGGTGAGCGGGGAGCCGGCGGCGGGTTCCTCATCCGGGGGAAGTGCCTCATCGATCTCGTCCGGGTCCGGGGTGAACTCACCCGGAGTGGACATGCGGACGCCGACGATCTCGGCGCCCGAGTAGGCGGGCCACAGCACCGGGCCGTATTCGCGCAGGCCCAGCTCGGTGCGGCGGACGGTGCGCAGGTTCCCGGCGCTGTCGGGGCGGTACCGGTCGCCGCGGCGCAGCTGCGGGTCCGATCGCATGATCCGGCCGGTGAAGCTCTGGCTGGTGATGGACCCGGCACGGATGTTCTCCAGCACCTCATCGGCCAGCGGGGTCTCGGAGTAGCGGGTGCGGGTGAGCAGGCCGCGGGCCTCGGCGCGGATGTCGACGGGGATCCCGATCGGCATGGAGAACCGGTCGGAGGCGGCACCGGACAGGTCCCGGCCGTGGTTCCACAGCACCTTCACCGACCCGGGGAAGCCGCCGCGGGCGCGGGACGCGTGGTCGATGGCGCGGTTGAACGCGGCCGGGTCGATGACCTCGATGTAGTGGCCTTCGTGGTCCTGGATCTCGGCGGGCTCGCCGAACACGGCGGCGTACGCCTCGACGGTGCGGCCGTCGCCGCCGTCGGCGCTGCGGAGGACGTGGATGTCCTCCAGCGCGTACAGCCGCATGTACTCGGCGCGGGACGATGATCCGTTGCTGCTGTCGCTGGCCACGTCGGCTCCTATGCGTTTCATCGCCGCGGCGATCTTCGCCTTGACTTCCGAGAGCGTCACCCCGTTGAGCGGGTACATCGCGGCGTTCTTCGGCATGTTGATGTACGACCAGGCCGCCCGGATGTGCGCCTCGGTATCCAGGGGGTACTTGCCGTTCTTGGGGTCGGCGTAGGTGACGGCGCCGTAGGGCCTGGCCTTCGTGTCGGTCGCCATGTCCGCCCTTCCTGCGTGCATCTCGGCCGCGTGCTGCGCCGGGTACATCCCCGTCGCCGCCTTATGAGCGAGATTGCAATAGCCCTGCGGGTCCTTGATGTACTTGCCGAGCTCGGCCACGCACCTCGAAAAATCGTCGGGGGTCCCCCAGGCGATCTTGGCCGCGCCGGGACCGTGGACCCAGTACTCGTGCAGCCGTTCGGTGCCGCCCGGGTTGGTGACGGCCCCGGCGGCGCGGATCGCGTTGGCCTGCTTCTCCAGCCCGGCCGCCTGCACCCGCAGCGTGCGGATCCGGCCTTTGAGCGTCGTGATCTGCTGCTTCAGCGACTGGTGGTGGCTGGCGTGGTGCTTGTGGTGGGCGGCGTGCTTGCGGTGGTGGACGACGTGCCCGGCCTTGAGTGACGCCTTCGCGGACGCCGCCGACTTCTTCGCCGCGGCGGCGGCGGTGGCGGCCTGCTTCTCCAGCCCGGCGAGCTGCTTCTCCAGCACGGCGGCTTCGCGGGCGTCCTTGTGCGCCTGGGCGAGGAGGCGGGCTTTCTCGGCGGCGTGCGCCGGGGACATGTGATGCGCCGGGGCCTTGGCGGCGGGCTTGGCGCCACTCCCGGCGCTGCTGCCGCCGCCAGAAGTGCCGAACTGGCCGCCGGTAGCCGACCCGGCCGGGACGTGGACCGTGTTGAACCGCTGCGTGTCAGCCATCCCGGCTCCACCTGGCGCGTGCCGTGGCAGCGAAGGCGTCGAAGCAGCGCCGGTGAGCGAAGCCGCCGGGCATCCAGACGTACCCGCGCCAGAAGCCGGCCAGCATCCCGAAGATCGCCGGCCAGGTCATGTCATAACCGCGCGGGGTCGGCTCACGGCACACCGGGCACGTGTCAGCCACCGGCCTCGACCACCTCAATGCTCATGCCGCTGTCGAGGACCACGGCGTGCACGTCATCGGGGAGGGCGAGGCGGTACCGGACCGCCTCGAGCAGGTAAGCGGCCGTGTCGGCGCGGAGCTTCTCGTCAGTGCGGATGATCAGCCGGTCGCCGGGCTTCAGCGCCAGCCGCTGAACGTCAGTGATCTCGGGAAGGTCAGCCATGCCCGTTCGCCCCTTCCAGCGCCCGCCGGGCGCTGGAAGGCCGCGGCGTCGGCCTCGACCCGTCGCCGTCGCCTGCGCCAGGTGAGACCGGGCCCACGTCCAGCCGCGGCATCGTCGGCGGCAGCGGAGTCGCCGTCGCGCCCGGCTGCGCCTGCGGGAGCAGGTTCTGCACCGGCTGCGAGCTCCCCGGCGTCCCCACCCCCCCGGCCTTCAGCTGGGACAGGTCCATCGCGTCCACCGCCGCGATCGCCGACTCGTGCGTGTACCCGGCCTGCACCAGCGCCAGCAGCGCCTGCGCCCGGACGAGGGCGGCCTGGCCGCGTTCCATCTCCCCGTCTTGAAGTGCGGCGATGTCGGACGTGTCGTACCAGAGGCGGTTGCCCGCCGGGACGTCCGCGATCTGCGACAGCGCGCCGCACACGCTGCGCCAGTGCGGGCGCCCCCACAGGTTCGCGAACTTGGTCATCGACTCCTGGAAACCCCGGCCGGCCCCGCGCAGGGGCTCGAGGCCGACCAGGACGCCGGGGACCTCGCACGCCGCCAGGATCCGCTCCGTGCCCACCGCGCTCACGCCGGAGAAATCCATCTGCGACAGGCTGTTGCCGACCAGCGTGATGTCGGCGCCCTGGTCCAGGATGATGCCCTTGCCCGCGTTGTCCGGGCCGCCGTACCGGGCGGCCAGCCGGTCCCGGATCTTGTCGATCGTCGCGTCCTGCAGCCTCTGCGCGTACTTGATGTAGACGTTCGGGCTGGCGTTGTTCTTCAGGTACGTGATCTTGTAGTTGGTCATCCCGTCGTCCCCGGCGACCTCCCGGGCGATCGGCGTCAGAGGGGACATGCCCCGGAAGTCGGCCTGCGGGTCCGGGACCGGCGCCCAGGCCACCACCTCGCCCGCCGGGACGAAGAATCCCTCGTCCTTGGACATGAGCGACTTGGGGGGCTCCCACCAGTAGCCGACGCGCTTCCGGTACCAGCCGCCGCCGCCGACGCGGACCACCTCGGAGATGATCGTCGTCCAGTCTGGCCGCAACCTGACCAGCCGGCTCTCACCCGGCGCGTCCCACACGTACGCCGTCCCCGCGAGGAACGCGTCCTGCTCCATCCGGGCCAGCAGGTCACCGGTCGTCGACGGGGGCCCGAACGGCTCCTCCAGCCTGGCCAGGGACGTGTTCCCGAACAGGTGCTTGTCGTCCTTGGCCTGATACCGAAGGCGCGCTTCGGCGAAGAGCCGCATTCTCACCAGGAGCGCGGCGAAGACGATCGCGTTGGACCCGTGGGCCTGCTGCGCGTACGCGGCCAGCTGCGGCAGCACCGGCTCACGGTCCGGCGACGCGTAGGAGGTGGTCAGGACCGACGCCCCGGTCGCCATCCCCTCCCAGTAGCCGTCGCGCCTGATGAGGCGGTCCCAGAGCCTCACGCGGCGTGCCGCGCCTTCTCCAGCACCTGCGCCAGCGTCGGCACCTCATGCACAGACGGCGCCGCACGGCCCCCAGCCTCACGCAGCAGCGCGTACACGCCCACCGCCACCGAGTCAGCGATGACGGCCAGGCCGAGCGCCCACACGCCGATCAGCGCCGCGCCGCCCAGGATCCCGGCGAGGGACAGCAGCAGCAGGCAGGCGGACAGGCGCATCGTGCCTCCTAAGCTTGGCTCCGTGGCCCGCATCGAGGATCTGTACGACGACCCGGCGATAGAAATTGAGCTGACCGGCGGCGGCTACTTCGACGGCCGCCGCATGCACGTCCCCGACAACCGCGACACATGGCTTTTCCCGGTCCCGGTAGACATCACGCTGGGCGGCCCGGAACCCGACGTAACCAGGCCTATGATGACCGCCGAGGTGTACCGCTATACCGGCAGCATCCGCGACGACGGGACGCGGGTATTCCGGTTCGCGTTCCGGTCCTAGACCTGCCAGACGCCCGGCGTGGCCAGCTCCTCCCACCGGCAGAACGCCCAGCACGCCAGCGTCGCCGCCACCAGCGGCCCCTGATCCACCGCCACCTTCGGATCCCACGCCTGCGCCCCAGCCAAAGGTCTCTGCTGCGCCGCCCGGACAGCGGCCGTCAGCGGCGGCTGGTCCAGGTGCGCCAGGCGGCCATCGTTCACGACGTCGAGGAACTCCCCGTGCGCCACCGCGACATCCTGCGCCGTCACCACGGTCACCAGGATCCCCGCCTCCCCCAGCGGCTTGACCAGCGTCCCGCTCTGCGACTTCGGGTTCACCACCACCGCTACCGGGTCGTGCCTCTCCCACAGCCCCGACATGCGCGCCACCGCGCCGCGCGGGTGGTCATACCAGACGAGATCCACGACCAGGCGCGTGCCGTCCTTCTCCCGGCCCGACGCCACGATCGCGCAGTGCTTCCGGTCCTCCGAGATGGCCGCCCCGAACGCGACTTCGCCGCTCACATCCGCACCTGCGGGGCCGCCGCCGACGCCCACGTGTCCTTCTCGATGACATCCCACCCCGGCTTCGCCACATCCGGCCACTGGCACAGGTACGCCCGGCGGAACTCCGGCAGGTCCATCAGCTCATAGTCCGCACGGACCGTCTCCTCCGACACGGTGATCCCCAGCGCGGGCATCCGCCGTCGCCACGTCTCCGGGTCCGCCGGATCCTCATCGTCAGCCGCCGAATACCCGATGTAGCAGCCGTTCTCCGTCACGCCCATCTCCGCCCGGGCCCGGCCGTCCTCGACCTTGCCCCGGAAATACTCTGACTTCTCCGTCCCGGCCGCGCTGACCACCCACAGCTGCGCGTCGCGGGTCATCATCGCCGGGCGCATCGCCTGCTCCAGGTGGTCATCGACCTGCGCCCACGCCTCGTCGATCACGCCCAGGTCGAGCACGTCGCCGTGACCGGACGTCTGCGTGTTGGACACCAGCCCCAGCATCGACCCGTTCCTGAAGATCAGCGCCTCCGACCCCGACCCCCGGCGGACGTCGATGAACGGCGCCAGCTTCGACCGGGCGATCCGCGGCCACCACACGTCCAGCAGCCGGTGCCGCGCATCCAGCCGGGTCTGCGCCGTGTAGGCGATCTGCGTCCCCGGCCTGCGCAGGCCACGCGCGATCATCATCGACAGCAGGTCAACCGTCTTGCCCTGCTGCCGCATCACCTCGATCACGACCTGCCGGTACGCGAACCGGCCCTCCGGCGTCTGCTCGGTCGTGACGGCGTTCGCCTCGTCCTGCCACGGCATCAGCCCAGGGCCCAGCGGCGTGCGGAACTCCAGCAGCTCCGCCGTCTTGCCGATGCCCGCCGCCAGGTTCGGCCGGCCGGTCGCCGGAGTGCAGAATCTAGGCTTGCAGAGCGCCGAAAAGTCCCGTGAGGTCGGCATCGGCGTTCCCGTTGGCCTTCGGCATCAGTTCGAGCAGCGTCTTGCGGAGCTCCGCGCCCAGGATCGCGTTGGACGGGTCGGCCCGGTGCGCCTCAGCCATCCGGTACGCCAGCTGGCGCATCTCGGCCGTCGCGTCGGTCACCTCGCCGCAGGACACGGGCGCGGCCAGTTTCAGCGCCGCGCAGTTGCGGCACAGCGAGTGATCGCCCGCCTTGTGCGCCCGGGAGCGGCGGACGCGGAGGGCCCCCGAATCCGCCAAAAGTCACCCTCCGTAACGTTACTCAAAGCGGCCGAATGTACGGCCATGGCTGCGGCAGTCGTGTAGTCACACTGTGACTACACGCGATCCGCCTGACCTGCGGCTTTGCGGTTCGAGTTGGTCGGGGATGGTAGATCAGCGGGTGGTCACTGATGGCCGGTCGATGGTCACCGGTCACCGGGCGGGTGGTCACCGGGTGACCGTGGTCACTGACCGTGACCTGTACGGATGGCGGCCATCCTTCGCCTGCCATCTATTCGCCCGCTACCTGACCGTCACCACTGCCGTCCTGGTCGCCTGCATCAGCGGGCCAGATGCCGAAGATGTCGGCATAGGCTTCCATGCTTACCGGGAGCAGGCGCTGCCACTTCACCTGCGCCACCGTCACCACTGCCGGGACCTCCATCTCACCACTGCCGGGAGGTTCGCCACGCCCGGGCGGGTCCGCCGCGCCTGGCGACGAGGATCGCCGTGGTGATGCGCTGGCCGTCCTTGCGGTTGCAGTAGCGGTGTGCCAGGCCGGCCAGGTAGCCGCTGCGGTCGGCGTTGTGGGGCAGGTCCAGGTAGTGGCGTGCTACGGACAGCGGCCAGTACGTCATCGGCTTGCGGCAGTGAGCGCACAGGTTGCCTGGCCTGTACTGCTTGAGGCGCCGGGTGCGTTCTGCCTGATGTGCTGCGCCGTAGCCGCGCTGGGTGGTGGTTCCCTTGCGTGCCCACCGCTGCCAGTCCTGGCGGGTGCGCGCGGCCATGGTCAGCGCCGCCTGGGTGGCTTGCATGTGCAGCAGCAGGCGCACGCTTTGCACTTGCCGCAGATCGGCTGCCCGCAGAACGGCGAGATGTCAGCCATGGTCAGCCCGCTCCGAAGCGGCGGCGGCTGCACCGGACCGTGCCGCGGCAGGCCGGCGGGTGAAGATGCAGCGCGCATAGCACAGCAGCGATAGCCGAACCTAGCCGGTTATCCGGCAGCCAGTGTCCAGGCAGGTCCCGGTGCTTCAGTGATCTGAATCCGAGCACCATGGTTACCTGGTGATGGTGCGGCCGGGGTGGGCTTCGGTCTGGGTTCACGAGATCTCCACCACCGGTTTGCCGTCTATGTCGTAGTCCGCCATGGGTGCCGTGACGTAGGTGACCACGGACCAGTCAGCTACCGAGAACACCTGAAGGTCCTGGCATTCCTCCGGTAGCGCTAGCAGCGCCGCTGCCAGTTCGCGCGCTGTCATGAGATCAGCGGGTGATGGTGCGGCCGGGGTGGTCTTGCGCTTCGGCCATGGCGTCGCGGATCCGGTCCTCATCGGACGGGTCGTCATCGGGTAGCTCGCCGAGTAGCACGGTGATCTCGCTGCCCGGGGGGAATGCCCTGTCCAGTTTCACCACGGCGACGTCACCCGCGATCGTCACGATGGTGCCGAGCAGGACGACCGTGTTGCCTGCCTTGTGCTCAGCCATGGTCAGGCTGCCCGGCCGCGGAACAGGCCGACGAGGTAGGCCAGCGCGATGATGCCGACCTCGACGACGAGGATCCACGCCTGCATGTTCGTCATGGTGCCTGCCTCTCAGAACAGCGGGGTCTCGGCCATGGCGGCGGGCGCGGTGTCGAAGTAGACGAGATCCCAGCCATGCCAGTCAGCGATCTCCGCCTCGGCCTGGTCGTCGTCAACGTGTTCCCAGCCATGGCCGGTGAGCCGGTACCAGCCGGGTTCGGCGGGCAGGTCAGCCATGGCGGATCTCGTCCTCCACGATGGCGTCTTCCTGCTGATGACCCATCGCCCAGCCTTCACACTCGTCATTCCCGCAGCTGCACGGCTCGGCATACCGGCCGTAGGCGTGCAGCTGGGCGACGGTCACGCCGGAACGTGCCGCGTACTGAGCCTCGAACTCGTCGCGGTCAGCCATTCTCCTGGTCCTGGTGGGCGAAGATGCGGATCTCGGCGCGGAGGACGCCGGGTTCGCCGTCGCTGGCGGACAGTTCGGCTATGGCGCCGTCCAGGTTCGCGGCGGAGTCGTCGCCGTCGACGATCAGCGCGTATCCGGTCGCCATGGTGTCTCCGGTGCGTTCGGGGGGGTGTGCGTCCGGCCCGGCACCGCGGGGGAGCGTGCCGGGCCGGCTGTACGCGCCGGGCGTGGTCCGCGAACGGGATGCTGGGAGCGCCGGACCTAGCCCGTTGAGCGGCTGCCCGAGGGGGGTTCGGGCATAGTGCGCCAAGGCCAAGTTACGTGACGACAACGGGAGACGTCTACCTTTCACGCCTGCCGGCGCGGCGTTTCCGCCGGAATCCACTTGGCCACGTCCGCGTGCAGCCGCTGCAGGTCGCCGATTTCATACACCGGGTGGCCGCGTCCGCCTTTGCTGCCCGGCGGCTGCCTGGTCTCGCCGACACGCCGGAGCCGGGCCATGCGGGTGACGGCTATGCGGAACCGGGCCTCGTCGACGGGCATGCCCGCCCTGGCGAACTCGGCGACGGCCTCGGTGATGGTCCAGCCCAGCCCGTCCATGGTCAGTCCGGCCATTCGCCGACGTAGGCGTGGACGCGGGGCAGGTAGCCGGTGATGCGGTAGACGACCTGCTGGTTGACGCCGTTGATGTGCAGGACCGCGCCGGTGTACGTGGCGCGCCATGGCGGCGGCATGCACCCGGTCGTGTCCAGCCGCGCGTTCAGCGCGAAAGCCTCCGTGCCGTCGGCGATGGCGCCGTGCCGGGCGACGGCCTGCAGCAGTTCACCGCTGATCAGGATGCGCGGGTCGGCCCGGTCGATGCGGATGGTGCCGTCGTCCAGCCGGGTGCAGATGCAGTCACCATGGGGAAGGTCGCCGGGCGGCGGCATCCCGTCCGTGGCGGCGAGCTCAGCCATGGGCGGCCATGACGACCCGGATCCGGGCGATGCCTTCCGTGCCGCCAGGACCTATGCGCGCGCACCGTGCGCGCAGCGTCGCGGTGCACGGCACGCAGGCGAACATGTGTATCCAGTCGTGCGTGCCAGGCTGGAAGACGACAATCTCGTAGCGGCGTTCATGCTGGCACCATGGCGGCATGTCGGCGCTTACTGCCTGACACGGGCCGGGGTCCTCGGAATCACGCGGGTCGTCCGGGGTATTGTGCGGCGGCTGGCTGTAGTCATGGTCGCCGTAGCGGCTGGCCGTGCACCCGGTCATGACGCGTCCATGGCGGCGAGGCGGGCGCGGAGCTGGGCGGCGGTCATCTCCACCGTGATGTCGGCGCCGGCGGCGTGCGGGTATGCCATCCACAGGGGCCACGCTTCCCGCCATTCCTCGGGGTGCTTGCCGGGTACCGATGCGACAGCGAGCATGGTGCTGGCTGGCAGTTCGGCGAGCGGCTTCGGGGCGAACGCTTCCCGGGCCAGCTCCACGGCGGCGTCGTGCGGGTCGCGCTGCACCCGGTCAATGAGAGCGTCAAGCTGGCCCGACGGCTCATCAGTCATCTCCAGGTGCGGCTCTTCGCCGTCGTCGCGCACGCTGACAGGGATGCCGAACAGCACGCCGGCAGGGTCCGGTATCCATGCGTCCGGGTCGGTGCGGTTGCCAGTGGTGACCTCGGCCGCAGCGCGGACCTGCCTGTACCAGGCGGGGTTCATGACCCAGCACGCCGCACCAGGGCGCCGCGCCCAGGCTCCTGCCGCGCCGTACACCTGCGTGCACAGCTCGATAGGGTCACTCGCGGATGCGGGGGACGCGGCGGTAGCCGCCGGGGGACAGGCAGACGACGGGGCGGCGGCTCCACCGCTCGCGGTTATGCGGACGGAGCTCGACCCAGCGGCGGTCGGCGTGGGCGGCTTCGATGCCGGCGGCGCGGCCGGAGATGACGCGGCCGCACTCGGGGCACCGGCCTTTCGCGTACTCCTGCGCGGCCATCGCACCGCCGTCACCCGGCTTCCTTCAGGCGCTTGCGGATCTTCATGCACAGATCGTGCGCCTCCTGGGCCGGGCGCTCGACCCACCGCGTGTAGGGCGTCCACTGCTCATAGGGCACGTCATAGGGCGTGTCCAGCGTCGGCTTCACGGTCAGCGCGCTCTTGGTGCAATTCCAGAGCGCGTCGGCTGCCTGCTGGAGCAGTTCCCTATCGGCGTCATCCACCGCCGTCACCCGTCCAGGTCCGGTGGCGCGGTCAGCAGATCGCGCGGAACGATCGCCCTCCCATCGGGGCCCTGCGTGAAGCTGACCTCTACCCAGTCGTTGCCAGGATGGTCGTAGGTGATAACTCCGCGGACCATCACCACCTTGTCACCTTCGGCCATGGCCATCAGTCCTCCAGGTCCGGCATGGTCCCGGCGCGTTCCAGGTCCTGCGCGATCTCGGCGAGGCTGGCCCACGCCGCCCGGCACGGCGCGCCCGACGGCAGGTGACCGAAACACCTCACGGTCGGCCCCGGCTGCCCCCGCGCGTCCTCCTGGACCCGCAGGAAGAAGCACCGGCAGTACGGGCACGGCCGCTGCGGGAGCGGGCGCCACCGCTCCGCCTCGTCGATCGCGGGCACCCGCATGGCCGCGTCCAGCCGCTGCTCCAGCTCGGAGATGACCAGCCGGAACGCGTCGTCGCCGGCGCCGGCCGCCAGGCGCGGGATCACCTGCGTCAGGACCCTGACCGTGTTGTCGTCCGACCCTCCCCGCGGCTCGTCCCGCCTGCCGGCGCCGACCGCGTAGAGCAGCAGTTCCTCTGCCCACCTGGCGGAGGAGCCGATGGACGTGTAGGCGAAGAACGCCTGGGGGTTGCCGGGGACGGGGGCGGCGGTGTGGCGGCCGACCGTGCCCGCCGCCAGGCCCTCGGCGGACGGCCAGGCGGTCTCGCGGCGCAGGCGCGGCATCAGCCCGGCGAGCAGGTCGCACGCCTCTTGCATGAGGTCCGCCGGGTCGGTCAACGTCTCACCCGCCTCACCCGCCATCGGGAGCTATCAGGAGTCCATCGTATCGGCGCAGGTGACAGCAGGAAGCCCCCGGCCCAGGCCGCCGGGGGCTTCCCCGCCGTCATGCTACGGGCTAGGCGCCGTTCTGGCCCCAGAGCTGGCCGGTGTGGTGGAGGTTGCGCGCGAAGATCACGTGGACGCGGTCGCCGAAGACGCCGATCGAGCCGCTGTTCGCCGGGTCGGTCATCACGTTGCCGTTGATGACCTCGGTGAACTGCACGAACGTGCCGTCACCGTCAGCCGCGCTCGAGGTGAAGGTCTGGAACGGGTTGAACTGGGTCAGGTTGTTGCTGCACGGCCGGAGCTGGGCCGCGGCGAACCCGTCCGGGTTGACCGTGGAGACGCACAGGCCGGAGTCCACGCCGAACGGCGTGTACCGGATGGCCACGGCGTTGGCCGGGGGAGTGGTGACGCCGACGGTGAAGCTGTGCACCCCGGTCACCGTGTACTTCGAGACCGCGGCCGGGGCCACGACCTGGACGGCGAAGTCCTCGGCCTTGTCGTGGCTAGTGCGGGTGAAGACAATGATGGAGTTGCCGGAGACGGCGGTGGTGCCGAGGACGTCGAGGTCGGGCAGGCCGGGGACCTCGGCGTTCCAGGAGCCGCAGGCGCTGCCTGCGACAGCCGTGCATTCCGGGGTCGCCGCGTCCGCGCCGCCGGCCATCCAGGCGGTGACGCCGAGGACGGCCAGGGCCATCGCGGCGGCCAGGGCGATGATGCGTCTGCGCATGGAGCTGTCTCCCGGTGTCGTTGGTTGCGGTCAACCTTACAGACGCGGAACCGGGCCGCGCGGATTACGGGAGCGCGTCAGGCATCGGCTCTCGCTAGGTCGCTGGCCTTCACCCAGTTGTCCGTCGCGCTGCCGTCGGTGCAGCGGTAGCGGATCAGCACGCCGTCATCGTCCGCATGCAGGCTTCCGTGCAGGACGGTGGCGACCATCGGCTCGCCGTCGTCGTCGAGCAGTGCGCCATACCTCGCGGTGACCTTGTCGCCGCGATTGAACTCAGCCATCGTTTTCCTCCGTCGTCTCGCGGGCGGTCCCGATGCCGAACGCGGCGAGCATCAGCGCGCCCGACCGCACCAGCCACGGCGCGTTCGCGTCCGTGACCACCGTGTCATGACCCCGCGCCGCCAGCAGCAGCCGCACATCGGTCACCAGCGCGTACGCAGCATCCGCGTCGACCAAGCTTGCGCTCCTTGCTCGGGGACGCCACGCGCAGGCGATGGCGGACAGGCCGGCGGGGTGCGGCCGGAAGGCCGAGGCCAATCCTAGCGGCCAGGACCGCGGTCATCCCGCCTCAAACGGCGGGTAGATGTAGCCGGGCTGGAGGCGCGGGCAGTCCGGCTCGTGCGTGACGGCCACGTCCTGGTGCAGGCCGCTGGGCGCATTCCCGCACTCGGTGCAGGTCCGGTGCTCCCGGAACACGTGGTCCCACAGATCCTGGCCGCTGCTGACGTATCCGCAGTGGAAGTCGCACGGTGATTCGGTCTCGGCCATCATTCCTCCTCCTGTATCGGCCCGTCGCAGTCCGGGCACCGGGCGCAGCGCGCGCACGACGGGCCGCCGCAGCCGCGACACGGCGTGGACAGGGTGGCGCGGCGGCAGCCCTTGCACCAGGCCAGGACGTCGGCCACGGGCCGCTCCCCGCCGCCGTCAGGCATGGCCGTCGAACCGGGCGATGATGGCGCTCTGCTCGCGCAGCAGGTGCATCGCCTCACCCCAGCCGTCAATGAACGCCTGGGTGACGTCCTGCTGGCCGGTGTGCTCGCGCAGCCCGTCGATGAGGCCAAGGCCGGTCAGCAGGCTAGCTCGCCTGATGACTTCGCGGTCGGCGTCGGTGAGCCGGGGCGCGGCCTCCCGGTCCGCCAGCTCCTTCAGCAGCCACCCGGCCAGCCGGGTACGTTCGCCGGTGCTGGCGCGCAGCGCCAGGCTGACCTCGCGGGCCCGGGCGATGAGTTCCTGGTCGTTCACGGCTT